AATTATGGGTCTGGCTGCGATCAAATCTTCGACTCCATCAGCTTGTCGTGATAAAATTAAAGAAGCATTTGAGGTTATCTTAAGTAAAGATCAGAATGCACTTTATGAGTTTATTGAAACATTCCGAGAAGAGTTTTCGAAATTGCCTGTTGATCAAATTTCATTTCCTAGAGGCGTAAACGGTCTTGAAAAATATAGCGATAACAAAACAATTTATGCATCAAAAACACCGATTCATGTGAGAGGATCTTTGTTGTATAATAATCAATTAATTAAGTTAGGTTTGGTTAGGCAGTATGAACAGATTAAAGATGGCGAAAAAATCAAATATGTTTATCTAAAACAACCTAATACAATTCAATCTGATGTAATTTCTTTTATGGGCACAATCCCAAAAGAATTTGACTTGGATAAGTATATAGATTATAATACGATGTATGATAAAGCGTTTATTGAACCGTTAAAGGCAGTTCTTGATGCGATTGATTGGAAAGCTGAACGAAGTAATACACTTGAAGATTTCTTTACATGAGGACAAATAAATGAGTTTACTAGATAAGATTAAAAAGAATACCACTATTAAAGATTCGGCTATTCTTTCAAAATCAAAGCTCTTTGTTGATAAGGATATGATCCCAACAAAGATTCCTGTGGTTAATATTGCATTGTCTGGAAAATTAGACGGTGGTCTAACTCCAGGTCTTACAATGTGGGCTGGTCCATCAAAGCACTTTAAAACTGCATTTAGTTTGTTGATGGCTAAAGCATATCAAGACAAATATGAAGACGCTGTAATTTTGTTTTATGACTCAGAGTTCGGTACTCCACAAAACTACTTTAACAGCTTTGGTATTGATACTGATCGAGTTATCCATACTCCGATTACAGATATTGAACAATTGAAGTTTGATATCATGGCTCAGTTGCGCGAAATTAATCGCGGCGAGCGTGTGATGATTGTTATTGACTCAATCGGTAACTTGGCTTCAAAGAAAGAAGTTGAAGATGCTCTTGAGCAAAAATCAGCAGCAGATATGACTCGTGCTAAACAAATCAAGTCATTGTTTCGTATGGTTACACCGCACTTAACTTTAAAAGATATTCCGATGGTTGTTGTGAACCATACCTATATGGAAATTGGTATGTTCCCGAAAGCAATTGTTGGTGGTGGTACTGGTTCATATTACTCAGCTGATAACATTTATATTCTCGGTCGTCAGCAAGAGAAAGAAGGCACAGAGATTGTAGGCTATAACTTTATCATTAACGTTGAGAAGTCACGTTATGTTAGAGAGAAAGCAAAGATTCCTGTGACTGTAACCTTTGAAGGTGGTATCAGTAAATGGTCTGGTTTGTTAGAAATGGCTCTTGAATCGGGTCACGTTGTAAAGCCAAGCAATGGTTGGTATTCTCGAGTGAACACCGAAACTGGTGAAGTTGAAGATAAGAAATATCGTATTGCTGATACAGACAGTAAAGAGTTCTGGGAACCAATTTTAGCAGATGAAACATTCAAAGAATGGATTGCTAAGACTTATCAGCAAAACACTGGTTCCATTTTCAAAGATGAAGAAACGGAGAACGAAGATGAGTAAGCTATTACAACCAATTATTGACAAATACCAAAGATGGAATCGTGAGAGAAAATATAAAAGAGACAAATACTTCAAGATCTCTACTCCTCCCAGTGATGATCTTCTTTCTACTTTAAAAGTAGAATTGCTTGCTGGACCATATAAGGGTGTTGTATATTCTTATGGTCCAATTACAATTGGTGATGATTTGGGTCATAAAGGCGCAAATGCTTCATATGACCTTTTTATAAATTCTGGTGAAGAAAATTTGCTAAATGATAAAAAGTTTACTAAAATAGTAAGTGATATTTTGTTATTGATAATTGACGAAGCTGTAAAAGCTCAAGCTGAAAAGTTTGCTCTGGAGAATTTGAATGAAGAAATTAGAGAAGATTATATTGAAGAACCTGTTCCTCAACGAACCGTTCGTAAGAAAAATTCTTCCGTATCTAAAAAGCGAGTATCTTCAGGAAAGAAGCGAAAGAGTCCTGTTCGAAGAGGTACAAAAGTACGTCCTCCAGTACAACCAGATTCCCACTCATGAAGCAATCCAGATTTCTCTAAACAATAGAGAAAATCTATATGAAGAAGATTTTAAAAAGTGTTCTGAATTAATTGATGATATTCAGAAAGATTTAGAATCTACTCCAAACGAATGGTTGATGATTGAAACTGAGAAGTTCTGTCAAGAGAAAGCAATCCATAATGCCATTCTAGAATCGATTCAGATTCTAGATGGCAAAACTAAAACTGATAAGACTAAGGGTGCGATTCCTAAAATCCTATCCGATGCCTTATCAGTTTCATTTGATCCAAACATCGGTCACGATTACTTGGAAGATTCAGATTCTCGTTATGAGTTTTATCATAAGACTGAAAAACGTATTCCTTTTGATCTAGATTATTTTAATCGAATCACCAAAGGTGGTTTGCCGATTAAAACATTGAACATCGCACTTGCAGGATGCGTCCATCCAGAAACGAGAGTTAGAATCAGATTCAGGAAGAAACAGTAAATCCTTTACGATAACCATTAGAAATATATTCTTGTAATTTATCTGGTCTGATTCTAGTTCTATGTACACCATTAGTTACGCAAATCATACCTTTAAGTGCTTTGCCACCAAGAGAAGCATATTTCTGGCGGTTGTTCGGATTATGAATGTTCAATCCTTTTTCTTTCTGGAGTTTACCGCTAATCTTACCTGCTTTAGATGTTAATTGTTTTCTTCCTTCTTCATTGAAGGTTCCGATTTTTAATCTTTTTTGGGTTTCTGCTGAATTTTTGCATCTTTGTATTTGTGCAGATTTATTATTTTTATATTCATCTGAGTGTATGCCAATTTTATTGTCCCTACAAAATTCGCCAGTTATTTTTCTATATTGCGCGGATAAATTTGCACCTAACATATGCATCGCGCGCAGATCATTCGGATTTCTATGAATCTTCCATAAAAGAAAATGAGCGATTATATGTTCTCTAACTGTAAGATATGTTAAATTTTCTTCATCATCAGAACCACCCATATGGATTGGAATTATATGATGGCGATGGAACCCAGAACCTTTAATCCAAGACTCTTTGATTTGCTTTTTAGATCGACATAAGTTATTATATATGGCTATATACATTTGCTGGCACTCCTTATTAGTGGTAGAGTCTGTGGATGTTAGCGCATCGCGACAGACACTTTTATTTATATGATTTGTGAGGAATTTTATGTGGGAAACTAAAGAAACTTCAATTTTTGAAATTCAAACTCTTCTGAATCAAGGATATGAAGTCGAAGTTGATTCGCCTGATGGATGGGTTGGTGTGAATTTCTTTATCGATAAAGGTGAATGGGAAGAATACAAGTTGACGATGGATGATGGAACTGAAGTTCGCGTTAACGAAAATCATCTATTTGAGACCGCATCTGGTTGGAAATATGCAAAAGATCTTTGTGAGATTGGTGTAGAAGAATTCAATACAGTTTCTGGATTCTCTATTGGTAGAGTTTCTAAGACTGGTTTAAAAATCCCGATTGTTGATATTAATGTGAACCACGAGAATCATAGATATTACACTAATGGTGTTTCTTCACACAATACAGGTGTTGGCAAATCTTTGTTTATGTGTCACGTTGCCGCTTCTAGTTTGTCTCAGAATTATAACGTTCTCTACATAACTATGGAAATGGCTAAGGAAAAGATTGCGGAACGTATTGACGCCAATCTACTTAATGTAAAACTTGACGATCTTTCTAATCTTCCTAAAGACATGTATGATCGTAAGATTTCTCGTTTGAAGGAAAGCATTAAAGGTAAACTAATCATTGAGGAATATCCAACTGCCTCGGCTTCAACGATTCACTTTCGTAATTTGATTAATGACTTGTCTTTGAAAAAGAACTTCAAACCAGACATTATCTTTATTGACTATTTGAACATCTGTGCTTCAGCTCGTTTGAAACATGGTGCTAATGTTAACTCATATTCATACATTAAAGCCATCGCTGAAGAACTGCGTGGTCTTGCTGTTGAATTTGGCGTTCCTGTTGTTTCAGCAACTCAAACGACTCGTTCTGGTTATACTAATACAGATCCAGGTCTTGAGGATACTTCAGAGTCATTTGGTTTGCCAGCAACTGCGGATATGATGTTTGCGTTGGTTACAAGCGAAGAACTGGAAAGTCTTGGTCAGATTATGGTCAAGCAGTTAAAGAATCGTTATAATGACCCGACGCTAAATAAAAGGTTCGCGATTGGTGTTGACCGTTCAAAGATGAGACTTTATGATATTGAACAAAACGCACAACAAAAGATTGCCGATTCAGGTCAAGAGTTTGATTCTCCAGAACCAAGACGCGATAGTAAATCTAAATTCAGTGGATTGAAAGTTTAATGAAGACAA